TCATGATCACTTGCTGCGTTTGAATGATGTCCAGCTTGTCCTTTATTCATCTTTTTGGGATCACCTCTGTCATGATGAGTTGCAGCAGTGTCATGTGCATCTGCATGAGCAACATGATGGCTTACTTTAGAACCATGATCTTTTGCTAATTGAGATGCATTCTTTTTAAATGCTTTCTTTTCTTTATGTTTAGCTATTGCACCCTTAATCTTACCTAGAAATTCGATAAGTTGTTCTTCATCTTGTTCTAAGAGTTTGTCGAAATAGGACATAACCTGTTGTTCCGATACCTGCTCTACTTGTTCGTCAAGTCTTCTAAACCCTTGACCTGGTTGTGTCCAATTTGACATTTTTTATTCCTCTGTTTGTGATTCGTTATTGTTCATCCAATCGAGTTGCATTTCAACTCTTTTCAAATCAATAGCATCAATCTGTTTGTCCTGCATAACACTTTTAAAGTTTTCACCAGCTTCAACATTATTACCGTCTACTATCTGATCTACAAGTTCTCTAGTTTTATCTACCATTTTTCATAATCTCCAAATTAATATTCTTCGTCACCATATTCGTCTTCTTCACCTTCTTCTGGAGCCATTGCTTGTATCTCTTTATCGATATCTGCAATCTCGGCTTCTGATTGTCTAAGAACATTCTTTCTTATCCATTGTTCAGAATAGTATTTACCAACGAATTGATCTAACTGTTCTAGAGTATTGACTCTTTCTCTCAATATCTCTGCTTCTTTGAGTTCTACGAAATGACCGTCTTTTTGAAAGTCATAACTTATATACTCTTTTGATTTCTTCCAATCTTCTTCTGTTACTATATTTTTAAGTATCAGCTGAGTCTTTAAAATATCATCAAACAACCTAGCAAATTTAACTCTAAGTCTATCAATGAATCGTGAAAACTTCACTTCATCTCTTGATATCTCTGTCGCTCTACCAATTGCGAACGCAGTTTCTGTCTCTAATCTAGAAATTGGTACATTAAGAGACTTGTACAATTTCTTTTGAAAATATAAAATATCTTCAATCTCACCTAGATTTTGTCCACCTGGTAGTGTACTAATCTCGGTTCCTCGGCCACCTTCTCTACGAGGTAACCAAAAATCTTCAAGCATGTTCATATGCTTTCTATCGTCTTTAACTTCACCTGTGTCAGCATTATACACTAACTTGTTACGATAACTAGTTTGTACTTCTTTTAAGTACTGTTCAGCTCTCGCTTTCGGTAAGTTACCGACATCAATGTAGAAGATTCTCCTTTCAGGAGCCCTTGATATTCTGTAAATAACAAGTGCGTCTTCTAACATTCTTAGTTGGTTTACAGACTTCATAGCCTTATGTAAATATCCAACTACAACTTTCTGATTGTAATCCATCAAACCAGAGGTGACATGAGTCACAGCATCAGCAGCAATTCTTACTGTCTGTCCTGTGTTATTACCAGACTTATCAAAACCCTGGTCATTAAACATAAAGTACTCATCTACCTTTTTAATTATTTCAACACCAGTCTTCTCATCTTTCTTCTTATCAACCTCACGAATCTTACGAATCTTTTGAGGATCGATAGCTCTTAGACCTTGAATACCTAACTTAGTATTATTAGAATCTACCATTTTGTGATAATAGAGTCTCCCATCAACATACCATTTTCGGTATATATCATGTGAAAGTTCTCTAAATCCCAATAATTCTAGAACTGTATCAAAATTTTCACGAATTTTCTCTTTAGTGCTGTCTGAAAAATGATTAACTCTATCTAAATTAATCGCTACAGGAGCATCTAAATCATTTGAAGAAATAGATTCGTTGACTATATCCTCAATCGCTGCATCACATTCAGGCACCAGAGACATTGTTCTGTATCGTGTAACTAGGTCAGCTTCGTTTTTAACTCCGCCTTCCATGTCAACAAACTGACCAATGACTCCACCTGTGGCTGCAAAACCACCCATACCTTGGTCTTTACTGATTTCAATAACAGACCCGTCATTTTGAGGTGGGACGAAACTTTGTGCTTTAGTTTCGTCGCCCTTCTTCCTCTTTATCTCTATTCCAAATAATTCCATACTAATATTTATGCCTTTTTAAAAGCACTCCTGTTAAAGAGTTCTTTCAAAATGTGAGTAACAGAACTCAACATCAAAAGTTTCAACAGCGTCACCACCTTCGGTGTCTAATTCAATAGCACCTAAGTTAGTTGGCCACATATTGAAAAACTCGTATGTTGCAATTACTGAATCATCACGACCTAATTGTGATACTGTAGCCTTATCGACCATGTATTCATATCCAACAGGACCAACACTAGAATCAAGGGGTACAATATCTTGCATCCATGCTTCTACAGCTGTTCTTGCTGAAAATTCTGTATCATTGTAGATTCCTACTGTCCAGTTTTCGAATGTTCTATCACCGGCTAATTTAACAGTCAACCCTTTGTATTTGATCTCCATAGGTTCAATAACTTGTCCAGGTAAAGCTGCAGTTTTGCACAAAAACTGTATCTTTGATCCTGTTCGAGGTATGAATACCTCAAATCTATTGTTCCTTGGTCCAGCTCCTACTAAGTTGGCTTTGAATTGGTTTATAGTTGCCATTTTCTATACCTCCTTATACGCTAGATTCTTGAGTTCCACCAGGTGCGCCATAGACTTCTTCGAAATCTACACCACTTCTTGATGCTACAAAAGTTAATGTTATGAAGTTGATCGCTCTAGCTGGCTTCACAAAAATTGAAGCTACAAACTGAGAAGCGTCAACAACGCCTGATGTGTTATTAGTCTCGTCACAAATAACTTGGAAATCATAGATTCCTCGTCTACCTTGAACTGTTCTGAGGAAAGGTTCAATAGCTGCTCTGAAATTAGCTCTTGTAAATGACTCGTTGAATTCAAATAGTTGGAACTTAGCTGCTGTTGAGATTGCTTTCTCTAACACTATGAACAATCTACGAACATTAATTCTTGAGAAAGCACTACTGTCATTACTGACTAGTGTTTTATCTCCGTATAATAATGTTCCTTGTCCTGGAAATGTAACTACTGGATTAACTCTTGCTCTATAGAGTATATCTCTATCAGCTTGTGTTGGGTTAAACGCTAGTTTTGTTACACCAAAAATTTGACCACGGGTGAATCCAGCTGGTGAATACCATGCATCATTCGTATAATCAGTTCTGGCACATAATCCAGCGACTGCTCCGTTGTCTGGTACATAACAATACCTGTCATTGTACCTATCGTAAATATATAACCAATTTGAACTCATTGTTGAGTAACTTGAACCATTTAATGTATCTGCTGTTGCTTTTACATTACTAGCTCCAGAAACACCTGAGTCAACACAATCTGTCTTGACTGGTGAAAAGAATGCCATCACATCCTTTCTATCTTCTGCTATGTTCATTAATTGATTATAGTAACTTGTTGTTTCGGCTCTTGTCGCTACAGCGGTACCACTACCATTGTCTGCTTGACCTGAACCTGAGATGATCAAGTTAATGTCTTGATTATCTGCACTACCAAAATGTGTATTCCATGCTGTTATTTTCTGACCTGTAGTCGGTTGATTTCCATCAGCACCATTGGTGAATGATAGAGAATCAGGTATAGTACCTGTACCGAAAGTAACTCCCGCTGCTGCAGAACCTGCTGATCCCATAGTTGAACTATGGTCTAACCAGTAAATCCATTCACTTTGGTTTTCAATAACTGTAACATAGTAGTTACTTGCACCGAATTCGTCCTTAGCGTCTGAAGCTTTTGATAAGTCTTCATACTTTTCTAAGATAGTTCCAGGAGTACCTGAAATTTCACCGTCTTCGTCAAGAACCACGACATGCAACTCGTCTGTAACACCGGCACTGGCTCTACCAGCTGCATAAGCTGATGTACCAGGAGCACCGTTGAACTGTCGAGCAAATTCCCACTCTCTAGATATCGCAGCACTATTTGAAACAGCAGCTGTCAATCCTTGAGTAGAATCGTCTTCTTGTGCAATCGTAACTGTTGCAGCTCCGGTTGTACCAGAGTCAAAAGTAATTGCAGATATTTTATATCTTGTAGTATCTGAACCAATAGCTGTGATAATGTCACCAACTATGAATTTCTCACCTAGAGTTACTTCGATTGAAGTACCTGCTAAGGCAGATGTTGCATTTGTTGTTGTAACACTAGCTTGAGCGTAAGGGTTAGCACCACCACATACTGATACTTTAAGTGAATTACCTAAAGCTCCAGCGTATCTAGCACCATAATTTCCAACAGAGGCTGAACCTGTGTTGTAATTATCGCGGTAGTGAGTTAAGTTTTTGATTAACAAAGACTGCCCACTTGTTGTTGTCGCGTTTACCATACTGGTAGTTGCGATTCTAACTACTTTTAAGTCAATCCCGTAATCTAAGAACATTGCTGCAGGGTAAAAATACTCAGCTGCAATATCTGTATTAGCGGGTTCCCCGAATGAGTCAACAAGACCTTTACCAGAACTTACTGTCACCACATCTTCGGCTGGACCCCAACCGAAATGACCACAATATGCTCCTGTAGAACTTGAGACTGCAGGAATAACATTAGTAGCATCTATTTCTTGAACCTGTACACCAGGCGAAACTTGAAATGCCATGTTTATTATCTCCTAATTGATTTTTTATAGCTATAAAAAATTTATTATTAAACGAATA